TTAGTGAGTAGCTGCCCAGTTGTCTCCGACATTAAATTCTCCATCTAGTGGACATTGAAAGTTGAAGATACTGGTGACTTCTTTGATAGAAGCCACGGCAATTTCTCCTACCTGTTCTGCAATCTCATCCTTGCAAGCAACTTGGATTTCATCGTGGACCCATGCACACATTGCAAAGTCACCATCCCATCCATGCTTAAATCCAGCAGCTTTCATAGCCTTAACAAACTGGACCAACCACTGCTTACAAATAATGCCGCCTGCACTTTGAAGCAACGCATTCAATGCTGAGTGTGGGCTTCTAATATGCACACGCCTGCGGTCCAAGCCATAGATAAACCCACGCTCACTGCTTGCCATTACTTGGTCACGTAGCTTGGCTAATGCTGGAGTCTTCCTTAAGAATCTCTCCTTGATAGCCTTGCCTTGCTTACGACTACCACCTACTAGCTCACCAATTAACTGGTCACCTCCGCCATACAGAAATGCGTATATGAAACGCTTGCTCGAATCTCTGTTAGGAAGTCCTGCAGCAATTTGATTAGCAGTGTGTATGTCACCTTCAAGTAACTCCTTAACATAGGAGCCACCATCATAAGCAGAAGTGAAATGCCCCAAGCACCTCAATTCTAGGCCAGAAGCGTCAGCACCCATGAGCTTCCATCCTTGAGGTACAGTGAATAGCTCACGACACTCCTTACCATAGGGTGCTGAGAGTGAGGGCACTTGTGCAATGTTGGGGTATGCGTGTGTTGCTCGTCCTGTGACAGCACCATTGGGATTGATTGAGCCATGAATCTTTCCATCCTTCACAACCTTCAACCAGCCTTGCGCTCCGTCAGACAACTGAGCTATGCGCTTCTGTAGCATGAAGTATTCAGCCATGACTTTAGCTTCGGGGTACGGGATTCCCGTAAGGGTAGTCTCATCAACCTTGGCCTGCCCACTCTTGGTGAACTCTTTAGGTTTCCATCCACGCACTTTCATTAAGCGGTCTGCTATTTGAGTGCGAGATGATGGATTGAACTCCATGATTTTGATAGGCGTGAATGAGCAATCAGCAACCATTGATGCGCGAGTCACATCTTTATAGTTGACTGTTCGGGCAGGTGTCTTGAGAGGACCTGCAATAATCCAAGGCTTAAACAAACCATCTAGCTTTGCTCTGATGTCTGTCCTCTTGGAAGATAGCTCACGATAAAGTAGCGCAGCTTTGTTCTCATCAAACACAAAACCATTACGCTCTTGTTTAGCCATGACCCAAGCAACCTGATGCTCAAGCTCTAATGACTGAGGGCTGTAGTTTTGTTTGATTATCTCAGCATACAAGTCAGCAGTTACCTCAACATCTTGCTGGCAGTAGGTAAGCATCTCTTCAGAGTACACATCCCATGCTGCTTCTTGCTGTGCGTAGTCACCTTTATGGTTGCCTAACCTGTAACCCCAAGCCTTTAAAGAGTGGGACCCAAACATCTTTCTTGGAAATCCTGGCTCTAGTTCTAAGCGGACAGCATCGTCCTCTTTAATGCTGGACCAAATCAACCTGACACATACAAGAGTGTCCACCATTGATGGTGATTTGAATGATGGGTATAGCTTCTTGATAGCAGGCACATCAAACTTGATTCCGTTGTGAGCTATTAACTCATCAGCAGATTCAAGCAGCTTGATGCCCTTGTCTATCTCGTTAGGTCTAAAGGAATGAACCTCACCTGAGTCAACATCTTTAGCCACGATACAGTGGATGGTTGTTAGCTCATCTAGCAGTCCGTTTGTTTCAATATCAACAATGAGTTTCATAATGTTTCCTAGAACGCAGCCATCACATCATCAACAGGGACTATGTCAAACACAGTCTGCTCGTATAGATGTCCAGTTGCTTGGTTGTAGTTAAGTGGAATAGTCATGCCAGTAGACTGACCTGTGTATCGGTCCTTAAGAACACGGAAGATAGTAGTCTGTCTGTCCTTGATGTTCTCAGCTTGTTGGTCACGCTCCATGCCAAACATGTAGTGACACCAGAACCCGATAGCACGGGAGCCTTTGAAGTGACGGATGCTTACACGACCACCTTCTTCATGGGGCTTACCATCAGGCGTAGCTAAGTGGGACACCATCATAATAATAATGCCTAGCCTCTTTGCTAGTTTGGCTATGTCAGAAGTGATGCGCTCTAACTCAACACGCTCATCAGTACCCTGCCCTGTGGCTAGTGCTGTGAGGTGGTCCACGTAGAACACACGGATACCTTCGGAGTGATGCATGTACTCAATGTTAGACTTAACAACATCCCACTCGCAGACTCCAAAGGAATCATAGAGGCGAATCATGTCAGACTCTTCAAGTGCATCAATGGCTGAACTACGTTGTTCAGTGGTCCAATCACCATCAGGTATGTGGAACAATTTACCAGCATGTTTGCCAGCTAAACGAATGGCAGTCTCAGTGGGCATCTGCTCTAAGAAGAACACACCGACTCTCTCTTTTAACTCTTGCATATCGTAGATGATTTGCTGTGTTAAGAAGTCAGTCTTGCCTACACCAGTTCCAGCACCCAAACAATAAACCTCACCATACCTCCGTCCATAGGTCTTATCGTTTAGTGTCTTAAGGAACCAAGGCAGGCCCCACTCCACAGGCTTATCAAGTTCTGCTCGTATGTCTTTGAGACTCACGATACCATCAGGCCTAAATGTTTTTGCATTCCATATAGCATCCATAATCAAACGATGCTTACCTGCCATCAACGCTTCGTTGGCATCCTTGAAACCATTGATGGTTCCTATCTTACATTTACCTGCAGGGAACAATGGTGCGACAGCTTTTGCTGCTGCCTCACCTGCTGCATCGCCATCCATAAGTAAGATAATTTCTGAGAACTTATTAAAGTAACCCATGTTCGCAGCAACAGATTTAGCTGCACCTGCTGCACCATTTGGCACAGATATAACAGGCCACTTGTTGTCCTGCACCTGTGAAATAGACATGGCGTCTATGGAGCCTTCGCAGATTACAAGCTTCTTGCCTGACTCAAATAAGTTAGTGCCAAACATAGGCATCTGACTGAAGTCTCCTAGGATAGGAAAGTTCTTATCAGCCGTGCGTAGTTGTTGCGCGACCAGCTTACCTTCAACATTATGGAGTGGGCAGATGTGAACTGGTTGACCATTGTGTGAGCCAACCTTGTAACCAAAGTGACGGGCTGTCTCTTCAGTAATTCCACGTTGCCTCAGTGAACGGACTTCACCATCTATCAATGAACTTGCCATGCGTGTACTACTCCTAAAAGTTGTGGTGTCTCCACCCTCATCAGGCCACTCCATGTGGTCACAGTTGAGGGAGAAGCAGTAAGCCCTGCCAGACGCATAGCGCGCTAAGTTGTCACGCGAGTTGCAGCTAGGGCAACTCTCGCGTCCAACCATAGGGCTATCGTCTTGGTCACGCTTTGTCATTACAGTGAGTAGCTAGCGTAAAGTTTTCCTTTCACACCAGTCTTCATGTTCACGTTGATAGTTCGGCCTTGCTTGTGTAGCGTGTGTACAACAGCAGCAAGTCGGGTGATACCATAAAGGCCAATGGCTTCGATGGAAGTAATAGAGCGTCCAGTTTCTAGGTGTGCAATTACTTGATTAGATTGGGTCATAGTTTTTCTCTCGATTGTTGAGTTCATAAGAATGATGGCCCTCCGAAAAGGGCATACAGTTTGATTACTGTGATGGTGCAACCTTTGCTATTTGGGGAGCCACTCTCCAACATCGTGGAGCCACTCCTTGACATCAAAAGCAGGGCAGTCTTTCTTCACATCAGGCAGGTCCCTGTGTCCTAGTATTTGAATGTCTCCATATGAAAGTTGAAGTGTGGTGATGACATCTGAAAGGACATCAAACTGAATCTCCGTAAAATTATTTTCGGAAATAGAGACATCATCTTCAGTGACTCCACCAACCAGCGCGATGCCGATTGAGTTGTGGTTATATCCCTTTGCATGTGCGCCAACATCACCAATGTTGCGACCATTCTCAACGACTCCGTCCCGTCTGATTATCAGTTGATAACCACACCCAAAAAATCCTCTGTGTCGATGCCATGCATCCACCTCAGTCAAACCTATATCCATGCTAGGCTTGGTTGCCGTGCAGTGAATGATTAGGTATTCGGTTTTGTTTCTCTTAGCCATTCGATTGGTATACTCCCTTTGGCATATTTGAATCCGTGCTTCTCACACCACATAGCGTATGTAGTCTTTGAAGCTTTAGAGATTCGTTGTTTTGGATTGCTAAACACAAAGCGGATGTCCAGAGTTGGATGCTCTGCTTTCAACAATAAATGTTTGGCTCTATCGTCTGTCATGAAGCGGCCCTTTGTTTCCACAATGATTCCGCTATTGGTTAAGACAAAGTCAGGCGTGTACTTAGACTGCCTTGCTGGTCGTGTGTATTCGATTTTCATTTCCTCGTAAGAGAACGAGATGCCTTGGCTGTTAAGCTCATCGGCAACTCTCTTCTCAAGTCCTGAACGGAACCCATACTTAAGACCTACGAAATAGTCTTTAGAATGGGATGTCGTCAAAGTCTTCACTCGCCTCTGCTTGTGCAACTACAGGTGCAGGGCTTCCAGCAGATACAAACTCAAAGCCATCTTCGACATCAAACCCAGACGCTGCTCCTGCACCACCGCCACCATCCAGTGCTTCAATCAACTGGACAATCTTCATACGCAGTGACACGCCTGCGCCAACCAAACCCGTGTAATAAACTACAGGCTGGAACCCAATGCGTACCCGACTGCCATTCCATGTTGGAACCTCATCAGTAACGGGGACCTTACGTGCGTCAATGACCAAAGGCTTCTGCTCAAAGTCACCATTGCGACCCTGCACTTTTGCCTTAAGCTTGAACTTGAACGACACATCACCTGTCTCATCATCAATAGAGTAGGGTGGGTTGGTTTTAATCTTATCCTTCGTCTTGCCTGTCTCATCCATCGCATGTTCAATGGAGGACTGCATGTACCAATCAAGCTTTTCCATCAATGGAAGTGCTGCTGAGTTCTCAATGATTAAGGTGCAACCATATTCCCCCAATTCGTTGAACTTAAAATCTGGGGTAAAGGCCTTAAGCCATTCGGTACGGCCTTCAGGTGTGACGATTGTTGGTAATTTTTGTGACATAAATATTTCCTAGTTGTCAGGTGCTTATTAAAGCTAGTGTTATTTTGAAAAGTTCTTTATGAACTCGTCTATTAAAATTCCCTGCCCTGCTAATGCAGCAGTCAGGTCTACTGGTAGAAGCTCACCATTCATGATGAGTAACGCGGCTTTCATTTGTTCGTAAGTCATTTGTGACCTCCACAAAAAAGCCCCTGTTTAACGAGGGGCTGTTAGCTATTTAGCTTGGTACGGATTCTTCTCCGTGATAGTGCAACCTTTGCTATCTGAAACTACTTCCGTACTGAAAGTATTAGGCAAAAGAATAACGAGACTCTACTGTCTGAGCTAGGTCCAGCGTACCCTTATTGGGTGGCAAAGGAATATCATCACGATTCTCAGGTTTCATCTGAGCGCGTAGCTCCAAGTAAAGGTTGTGGACAATGTCACCAGCCTCATACATCTCAACCATACTCTCCCTAATTATGTGCCAATACTCATCCGTGTCACCAGCGACTGTTGCAAATGAGTCATGAATTTGAGAGAAGCTTGTGATGCCAGACTCTGCTGCTCTGGACACTGATAGCACAAGGTGTGAGGCGTCCCAACTATGGACTGTGTTAGGAGCCATTGCTTGTGCAGATTTGCGAGTGCATATCTGGTCGGTCTGCTCCTTAAGAGTGAGGTAGATTAAGCTGCCATTGATGCTAGTCTTAACACGCCTTGGGTTAGTGTCGTAATAAGACTGCATAACAGGGAACCCAAGTGGTGTTGTCCATCGGACAGGCATTGCATGCATGGTTCCATCGGGCATTTCAAACTTCTCCTTGGCAACCTTACTGGCTGCATCAGTGAGCCAATCCATTAGCTGCGCTGGACGCTTAACAGAATCTACAACAGCATCCCAAAGAAGTCTTGCGATGTATGATGATGCACGATAACCATTGTCATAACTGAACGGGAAATCTGCACCCGTCTTGTTACACTCACGGAGCAGTGGATGCATGATGTCCTCTTGTATTTGATTCTTAAAACCATATTGTTTGGAGCCGTAAGAATAGGTCATAACAGAACGCTTGGCACATGACCTACCGAACCCATACTTCAACCACTCAAGCGCAAGCTCAGTGTAATTTGGGACCCTCACTCCCATGTTGTTGAAGATGTCTGGACCCCAGTGGTCATGTGGTTTCTCAGAGTCCTTACGTAGCTGAGTCACCACCTTGTCAGCGACAATCTGGTAGAGGTCAATAGGCTTCTCGTTAGGTAGGATGTTCACGTTACGGGCTGTGCTTGTGCATAGTGTAGCCATGCTCAGATGTTGGAGTCCGCTAGCACTGCCATCAAGGGCTATAGGTATGGATGATACGAATGAATCACCTTGCTCAAGGAATCCTTTCCATTCCATAGCAGCAGCCATGAACTGTAGCGGCTTGTCAGCATCACACCACTTTCGATTCTCAAAGGGCTTCTCAACACATTGAAGAATCCAATCTTCATTGTCCATCACCCACTGCACCCGTGCTTCAAGTGTATCCTTAGACACCTTATCAAAGTCACCGCAGTTGGCAAGATGAATGGCTAGCCACTTCCAACCTGACTCACCCAATGGCTTGCCATTAGCAAACTTTAAGGTGGCTTTCATTTCATCAGGACCCATACCATTGTATGCAGATACAGCATAGATACGACCACGAAAGTCGAGGTTGTATCCAAAGAAGAACTCATCGTATTCAGAGAATTCTTCTGCTGCTTCCATAGTGCTGTTGAATGATATGCGCTTGGCTGCGGACTCACGATTGCTAGCTTCGATGCGATTCTTTTCCTTATAGAATGCGGCCCACTGCTGCTTGGTTTCTAGTTGGAAATCATCAGCCTTAATCTCTGGCTCATTCCAGCGAGGTGGTATGCTTGGACACCATTCAACGCCCAGTTCAAACATCTCATTGATGAGGTTGAGTATGTCAGTGTTAACAGACCAAGCTGTTTTCTGCATGGCATTGACACCATGAAGTATCACATCAATCTCAGAACTCTTTAGCTCATCCATATAGTTATTATTATTCGTCTTCACAAACCTGACAGGTCTGCAAAAGTGTGAGTAATAAATACCACCATT